GCTGAGTCTGCCCGGAGGTAGCTCAGCTTCATGCGGTCCTTCTGCTGCTCGGTGAGCTGCATCTGGTCAATCTCGGCCAGCTTACCGTTAGCATAATTCACCATGTCACTGTGAGTAAACTCCCCAGTGTTCTCGTTGGTCGGCATGTCCTTGTAGCTGGTGGACACGTACTGCCCGTTGATGCGTTTGGTGAACTGCTGGTCGATGACCTGATTCTTGTTGATGGTCTTTTGACGCTTGTCCATCTCCTTGGCTGCCGCTTGGGCCTCCTGACGGAAACGGGCCTGCATCTGTTCCTCAGCTTGAATCAGGCGCTCACGCTCGGGTGTCATCTGTTCACCGGGTTGCAGACGGTCCAGTTCTGCCTTGGCACCCTGAAGCATCTCCCAGCCCTTGCTGGTGTCGTCTTGGTTCAGAGCACTGGTAATCCCAAGGCGGAAACCTTCGGACAACTTAGCGTCATTGTCGAACTGGGTTGACTGGGCCTTGACCATCAGGGCGTTCCACTGCTCCTCTCCCATAAGTTCCTTGTATGTCGTGGTCTTCCCGTTAAGGGTGACCGGACGGCCCTCAAGGCTCTGCAAGAAGTTGGTCGCACCCGGACGCTGGATGACGTCGTTGAGGGACCCGATGATGACCTGCTGCGCCTGAGCGTCGCTAGGGATACTCCCAGTCTTAAGCGCATTGTCAATGTAGCGCTGGAAGAACTCACCGGACTCTGGACGAGCCAGAACTGCTGGGTCTTTGAGCACGCCTGACAGCTCCACCTTCGATGCCAGTATGGCTCCCTTCTGGGCTTGCTCGCTCAGGAACGTATCGTGCTTACCGTACAGCGAGATGTTGCGCTCAGTGATGTTCGCGTTGAACCCTCTCTGGAACTCAGAGTCCTCAGGGTTAATCATGAACTGTTCGGCGAACTCACTGGCACCTTCGGTCAACCGTTTGTGGCGATACTCTTCCATCTCGGCACGAGTACGAAACTCACCGTTCTGAACGCGCTGTGCCACTTCATCGTCAATGAGGAACGCTGCGTTACGTCCAGTCTTGAACCGTAGGGCCTCCATAGCGTACGGGTCATCCTGATACAGCAGGGTCCCGTTCTTGATTGCCTCTCGGCGTTGCTCTGGGGTCAACTTACGGATAATCTCATCGGACCGCTCCTCGGCCTTGTCACGTTGACGCTTGTCGTAAGCATCATATGCTTCACCCATGGCTGTCCCAAACTTCGCCAAGGACTGCACTAGGTTAGACTGCCTGACCCCTTCCTGCTGGATGGTCACCGGGCGATACTGCATGGACGCTGAGCCACCTCGGATACGAGTAGACCCGGCTTGTGGCATCTGGCTTAATGCTTGTTCTAATTTACTAGCCATTACTTACCTCCTACCTTTGTGCCTTGGGCCTGACTGATTGGGGCCTTGGTGGACTTACTGTCGAACGCACCGGAAGCATACGAGGACGCTGCCTGTGAACCCATAAGTGCCAGTGGGTCGAGCACCTGTTCCAGCTTGGACTTACCTTTACCCTCTGCCTTCTGCATCGACTTAACTTGGTCCATGGTGGACTCAGAGTTGCCTAGCTGTTGGGCGAAGAGTGACGCATAGTCTCGACGGTAGTTATCGGTGACCGCATTGGCCTCCCGGATGAACTTTCCCTCTTCGATTCTCTGGATGCGGTCCATTGAGTTACCCTCAAGGTTGCCCTCTCCGATAGCTGCACGGATTGTACCCATGGCCTGAACCTTATCGAGATTCTTAGCGGACAACTCAGAGCTTGCCTCTTCGAGCTTCTGCTTCTGCTCAAGGCTGGCGTTAGCGTTCTGAATGTTCGACTCTTTAATCATCTGGGCAGACTGTCGGCGCATCTGGTCGTTCTGCAAGCCAATCTGTTGGGACTGACTTCTGGACTGACCTACGGCCTGTACTGCCATCATTGCAATTGGTATCGCTGCTACCCAACACATAGTTACCTCCTAGTTATGGTGAACAGTTGGAATTTACCATCCTGAGTGTACTCCTCGTGGAATACAGCACCGATGGACTTAAGGAACCGCTTGTGGGGACCATTGCCGACCCACACGAAGTTCCACAGGGATGGATAAACATTTAATAACATGTCCCTGTACTCCATGATTCTCTCACGGAACTCCAGCTTGCCAGCCCTGTCGAGTCTCCACACTTGGTCACTCGTGACGAACCAGCACTGGTCTCCACAGTGCCCACCTATAGCCAAAGGAAAACCATCGTGGTCTAACGTGACACACTCAGTAACCGCTGGGAACGATGGTTCTATACCCATGGCCTGCGCCTCAAGTACGTCATGGTAGGCCGGGATGAATAACTCGAAGTCATTACTTACAGTGTTTCTTATGTACATGCTTTAAGTCCCCTCTTAGTGTGGTCTCCCTATAGTGCTACCTAATTGAGCAACACCACAGGGAGACGTTCATTTAAATACCGCTGGCGCGGTTGGTATAGTTCCCCTCCCAGCCACATCCAATGATTGACACAGGGGAAGCGTTGAAGGAACTCAATGACACCTTCTGGTACAGGGCGTTACCCGTCACAGGGAAGCGGTATTGACCGGTAGTTGTGGCCTTCTGCCCAAGACGGAGCCCAGTAGAGCCTACCAGAGCGTTGACCAGATAGTTGAACTCACGGTTGCCGTTATCGACGCTCACAGTGAACGCACCAGTGTCCTGATAGTTCACCCAAGCTCTACGCAGCTGTAGACGACCAGAGTCCATAGTTGACGTTGTCCCGTAATTCTGCTCCTGCTTGATGAGGAACCGACTGAACACATACTGGAAGTCGTACAGGAACCCGATGACGATATCATTACCTGAGATGTCACCGCTAATGCGGATGTCCGGGGTTGAATCCCAAGAGGAACCCGTAGGCTCGTACTCGGTGATTTTACCGTCACTCTCGCAGATTGCCACGGTACCCTTAGAGAACGACGCACCGTAGATATCCTTGACGTTCACTACCGTCTGGTTCGTCTCAATGTCGTACGCAGTCTCTGAGATGTGATATGAACGCTTGGCGTCCACGTGGAATCGGTAAGGCTCGAACGGAAAGTCCGTAGAGTTCTTCTTAAAGTCCACCGCAGCTATCCACACGTTGTAGGCATTCCGCATCAGCATGTACATCGTCGAGTTGATACAGTTTGCGGCCATCACCTCCACACCGTCCCCGAAGTCCCAGTGGGACCACGACTGCTGCCGGATGTTCTCATCCATGTAGAGGAACTTGTAGATGAACACCTTGCTGGGAGCACCCTTGGTCAGTACACACGCGAAGTTCTCCGTACCGGACCCGTTGATGCTATACACACCGTTCGGGATGTAGTTCGGTACGTGAGCCGTCATGTCCTCTGCGTTCTTCACAGAGCTTACATCCTGTACCGCGTAGTAGCGCATGATTGACGTAAAGGAGCTGCGAGGAGACGCATAGTAGATGTTCCGGCCGATACCGTAAGGACGCGCACGGTCTGACACATCGAACTGAGTGGTCAGGTCCAGCTGTGCAGTCTTAGCGGACAACACACCGTTTGCCGACAGGACGAACTGTGCCTCATCAGACCACAGCAGAAGCTCCTCAGCGAAGCTCACAGCGTACTTCAGGACCGACACTCGGTTATGACTCACGGCAACATCCAGTGGGTCATCGTCCGTGTAGTTGGCCACTGACGGCGGGTAGAACTCGAAGTATTTACTGGTACGGGACATCACAATGTTCTCCCCAGAGATGAACCCTAATCGGTTCCTGAAGAAGAACACGTCAGTTATCGTCGAGTTCACAAATGACGGTTGAGGGTTGGTATCCTCGTCACCCGCACGTCGGTCCTTCCAATCGTGATACCCGAGGTCGAAGTTACCGTCAGCTGCGCGAACCAGTGTCCAAGGCATAGTGGTGTAATCCAGCCCTATCGAGATGTTCCATCCAACAGTTTCCTTCCAGACCTTCTGACTCTTGTCGTACTTAACGTAATACTGGTCGGCGGTCTTTGACGTATCTCCGACAATCTTCACCATGTACCCATCTGGCGCGTTCAGAGGCAACTTAGAGAAGCTCTGGACGTAATGAGTCACTGGGTTAATCAGCTGGTCCGCGTAGCCATCCTTTGTCTCCAAGATGTCAATGGTGGTATCTGCGGGAGCGATGCAGTGGATGAACCCGGTGCCCACGTTGAACGTCCACGTAGGGTGTGCCGTTCTGAGAAGAGTCGCTATGGCCTCAGCGATAGCCTGTGCGTCAACCTTAGGCGGGTCATTCTTAGCGTTGTCACCCGGAGGGAGCTGGTGGCTTACCCAGACGCCGTTAATGTTCACTTCGAGCTTGCGGCCATACTGGCCACCTCGAACGTTAATGAGGGCATCCACATTATCCCTGAAGGTACCACCATTGGTCAAGTTCTGACTTTCCCGCACCTGTCTGGTCCTGTTGACGATGAACGTGTAGTCGGCCACGGTGACCATCCGCAAGTTGTCCTTAGGGTTGTTGACGGTCACGTATGAGCGGTCACCTCGGACCTGATATTCATAGCCGGACAGGTCGAATACCCGAACGTCATTCCCTGTGAACACAGCGTAATACTGCTCGTATTCGTCGCGGTTGATTAGGTGAATGTAGGGGTCTTCCCCAAGATACCCACGGCCTCCCAAGGACTTGATGAACACCATTGGTGGTCGCTTCTGGAGACCCTCAGTCTCGGAGGACCAACCGTTGACCTGAAGCGAACCCTGCTCTGGGTACCGTAGGATTTCAGGCTGTTGGCTAATGCCTCCCTTGAGGTTCTTGATTGATTGTGATACGAGAGCCATTTGGTCCTCCTTAAGTTTCTGATTAACGACCGATGAGACCCTGAACGTATGCGTCGCCGTCAAGCATGTTGTACTGACCGAAGTCCATCTCGTACTCGTTGCAGGTCATCCGCGCTTCCATCTCTTCCTGTGCCAGCGAGTTCTCTACGTCCTCCGCTCCGAAGAACCGAGAGTTGAACTGGCGGCTGGCCTTGGTGACAATCCACTGGCGGAAACATTCAGGCATCTCGTCGTAATCCTGAAGGGTAATCAGGGTCACGGTGATTGGCCCAGAGAAGGTATCAGTGTCGGTTGACTTATCGTACACCCAACCTCCACGGTTAACGTACTGACCACCGAGGATGGACAGGTATGCTGGACGGAATGGGATGAGTCCTGTGTTGGTATCCGGGGTCAATGTTGCTGACTCGTTGATATTGAACGCCCAACCTTTAGACTGAATCTGGCGGTTAATCCTGTTGAGGATACGACGAGCGTTCGCTACGTCTGCACTACCATCTTCGTCAAGGGTTGTCACTGGGGATTCACCGATGGCTGCGAGCATCTCGTTGACGGCATCCAGCTCAGCGGCAGACCCAAAGTAAGCATCTTGCATGTTCATAATGTAAGCTCCTAACGAAAAAACCCCTCAGAGACCGTGAGTGGTCCCCAGGGGGTTTGGCTTAGTTTTAATTAGTCACGACCAGCTTAAAGGACTTCCTTTCGGAACCGTCAAAGCTGACAGTCACTAGAGTTTCGCCCACAGCGATTCCTTTGAAGTACAGCGTGTTGGTCCGGCGAGTGTGGCTGGCGATGCTCGAAGTACCATAAGTTACCTCAAGTGTTGACCAGTCCGTTACTCCCTCCAGCCCATCAAGTGTCACCTTAAGTGAATCACCATCAATGGCCACAGTCTGTACCTCGTACTCAGGTGGAGTTACCACCCGAGCACTAAAGGTATTTACGCTTAGGCCGCCGTGAAAACCAGCGCACCCGCAGACTCAGGGCGCAGACCACCGTGACCCATCGCGTACTTAGCGATAATCTGGTCAGCCTGATACTCAGCGCGGCGAGCACGTTCCAGAGCGAGGTCTTTCAGCTTAACGGTGCCGACAGCGGAACGGTGCTGGAACAGGCCCACAACGTTCTCTTTGTTGACTTTACCGCCAGTTGCCGGGAAGGCGTGCTTCTGGTTGGTCGCTTCTGCATCTTCGTCCGGGCGGTCATCACCAGCACCACCAGCGGTCAGGTGTGGAACCTCTACGACTTCGAAGCCCATCACGTTACGGATAGAACCACGCTCAGGGTCAATCAGAGCCGCATAGTTCGCAGCGTTAGGCATCAGAGCCGCCAGAATCGCAGAGTACACGTCCGGGGTGGTGTAGAACGTACGGTCGTTAGCCGGGACGTAGTTCTTGGTCAGAGCCGCACGAGCAATGGTCAGCTGTGCGATAACCGCTTGGCCCAGCTTGACCGGGTCGGTCAGGTCAGCCTTAGCGCCAACTTCCAGCAGGGACGGTTTGCCCAGACCAGCGATGTTCTCGTTGACGGAATCAGCGAGGTTAACCAGACCAGCCAGCTCAGCCAGAACCGCACCATCAGCTGCCATCGCCAGAGATTCACCAATCTGAGAGGTGTACTCTGAGCGAACGTCATAGTGGTTCATCGCGTCTTCGATATCGTAAATCAGCACGTCCGCAGTCAGCAGGCCATCAATGTTAATGGTCTTCTCGGTGTGCTTGATGTCTTTACGTTTGTCATCCAGAGACTCGCCCGGTTGCAGGTAAGCAGCCTTGGTGCGACCAATCACAGGGAACTGTGCGGACTTACCGGAGCTTATTTGACGCTGCATGTGACGGTTGGTGGTCACAGAGGTACGAGCGAATGCGGTCAGGACTTCACCGCCGAATACTTTCAGGAATAGCGCCAGCTTGTCTGCTGCGGATTGACCTTTACCTTGGTTAGTACCGAGCTGCTGTCCACCTTGCATGTTAGCCATGTTGAATCTCCTTATGTTGTTTAAGAAAAGAATTAGTCATTACGCTGACCAAACGGGCCTATCGTTGCCAAGCTCTTTGGGTAATTCTCCGCGCCTATCATAAGGTCTTGCCCTAAGGTCGCGTCAGTTACTACTTGAAACGAGGTGATACTCATTGTGTAACTCTAAGGGAGCCAGTGGACGTCACCGTGTTCAGTCTGGTGGTCTCCCTATAGTGCTACCTAATTAAAACTTAGAGTCGATGACCTTCTGTTCCACTTCACGACGGTACTTGGAGTCGGTGCGGTAACGCGGGTCTGACATAGCTTTAATCATCTCAGCCTGAGACTCGAAGCCTTCTGCTTTACGGGCCACAGGTTTCGATGGGGTTGCACGCTTGGCAATAGAGCGCTCAGCTTTCTTACCAAAGGTTTTATCACGAGACTGTCCCGCTAGGTTCAGAATCGTCTTCATGGTGGCTACGTCACGAGACTCAAAAGCCTTGATGAGCGCCTCGGCACCCTCAGGGTTATTGGTCTTCATGTGACCGTAGACCTGCTGGAAGCGCTCGCGGCCACCTACGAAGTCCATCACTTTCTCGACGTACTGGTTGACCAGAGCTTCCTGACCACGAATGTACGCATCGACGAACGCCTTACTGTAGCCAGCCTCGGCCAACTCTCTGTAAGACTCCTCGGACAGACTGTCTTCATTCTGGTACTCCTGCTGAATACGGGTCACAGCATCCTGTGAGAGACCGCGTTCAATTGCAGTGGCAACCATGTCGTTAAAGCCAGCTTCGTGTTCTTCCAGCTGCTGAGAGGCTTCGTTGATGTCAGCCGGAGTTTCGCCAATAGGTTTGAACCCTTCAGGTTCATCCTCGTCGGTTACTTCCTCCGGCTGACTCTCTTCGTCGCCCTGCTGTTCTTCTTCAGAACCCTCTTCACCCTCGGTAGACTCTTCGTCGGAACCATCAGCGGAGATGCGGACCTGCATACGGCCCTCTTCAGGTTCACCGAACGGGTCCACATCGGAGCCATACGGGTCATCGCTACTGGTGTTCAGCTCGATTGCATCATCGCCATCACGGGCAGCAACATCAAGAGCCAACATGTTTTCTTGGTGCTCCTCAGGTGTGCTACCAGTCAGTACAGCACTGTTGACACCGAAGGATGCGTATACGTCTGCGTTAGATTCGCCAGCCATTTCAATCTCCTTAAAGTTAAGACTAAGAGGGAAACACGAAGGACTCGAACCTTCTGACCAGACCTCATTCAATCTGGATGTGTCTCCCTATAGTGCTACCTAATTACATGCCCGGTTGCATACCGACTGAATCAGCCGCTGCGGCCATCGCTTCAGGACTTGCAGTAGCCTGTGCGGCCATCCCCTGACCCAACGCTGCGGCCCCTTGCTGTGTAGCAATCTGGGCACCCTGCTGGGCCATAAGGGCGTTCTTCTGCTCCTGAGTGAGAAGCATACCAGCGGTGTCGAGTCCGATAGCGTTAGCGATTCGTAACTTGAGGTTAGCCAAGTTGAGGTCATCATCACCTTCGAGAGCCTTAAGGGCAGACCATGCGTTAATGCACCGCTCCAGCTTGTCAAGGTCCTGCCCTCGCCCGATAGCCTCAAGGCCAGTGCTGATAGTTGGCTCTACGGCCTCTTTAGGTAACTCCGGGATTTGCTGCGTGGCTTGTAGTTGCTTCAAGAGCACTCTTACCAGAGGCAGCTGGAGTTCCTGAGAGAGAATCGAGTAGACACCGCCTAGGGTATCTTCCAGCTCTGACGCCACGTACCGAATCTCTTCGGCTGTGACTCGCTCGCCTGTACGTTGTACCGCACTGTTGAGCATAAAGGCATACGAGAGGCGAGCCTCAATGGTGTCGCTTACGTTCTTCGCTACGGTAAAGTCGCCTGACTTCTCCAGCTGGAGGAACTCAATGTCCTGCTTACGGCCCGGTACGAACGCACCAGACTGTGCTGCCGTGAGTCGGCGGACCTGAGTGATACCTGCCGGGTCTACCAGACCGATAACCTTAGCGGTAATCATGGCCATCTTCACGATGGACTCTTGGAGGTTCTCTAGGGACTTGAGGTCGCCCAGATACTCTTCCACGTAGGAACGACCGTAGGATTCACCGTCGATGCGGACCATGCGTACCGGAATGTACGGACACTCTTCGAGTGGGTACTCGGCTTCACTGCCCGGAACCACCGCTTCGGCAACCTCTTCGTACTTCGAGTAGCCATCCCCGGCTTCGTTCAGGTACACGTGGGTGTAGACGTCAATCTCAGCGTCTTCCTTCTGCTCGCCTTGGGCTGCTTCCACCTGACCACGAACGTCTTCAGGGAGAGCGTTGAACGCAATCTTGTCGAGGGTGACAATCTGGAGTACGTTACCGAAAGCGTCTCGCTGGACCACATACGAGTTCAGTCGATAGAGCTTCATCGGGGTATAACCCTCAGGCTCCGGTAAGTACAGCAGCGCGTTCCCGGCCACACACAGTTGCTTCAAGCACTCAAAGAGAGTCACTCGATAACTGTTGGACTCGATGTAGTTCATGATGATGCGCTCTACCATTGAGAGGCCCTCATCGACCTTAGCGATACCCTCGGCGTCACCCAGAAGGTTCTTCGCTTCGTACTCACTAATGGTCAACTTCATCCATGATTGCATCGGGAACAGGGCCAGCATCAGCTTGGACGCTAGGTTGTTCAGGCCGCGAGCACCTACGGATTGCCACGGAGTCGTGTAATCAGTCGATGCGTTATCGGAATCCTTAGGGAACAGTGAGGGAATCGTGTACTGCGCACAGGACTCTGCTCGTGTCTCATAAGGCTGTCGGTCGTTCTTCAGACGGTCGTATACCGCCTTGGCTCCCTCCTCTGCGAAGCCTTCGAGTTTAACTTCTGCCATTTGTTAGCCCTCCCCGTAACCAATCATAAGTTAATCCCACCGCCAGAGCTGCGGGAAACTGAGAGGGACTTCTTACCGGAGGCGCGAGTTTTCTTCTTGCCGGACTCAGTGTCTGCTGAAGATTCAACGTCCTCCACTACCTCTTTCGGTGCTTCCTGAGGTGCGGCCACAGGTGTCTCAGCGGCTGTTTGCACGTTGGGTGCATCTGCTGCCAGACCAACGGCCTTGAGTGGTGCCTTGACTACCTTGGAGATAGCCTTCTTGATTTTCTTGAACAGTCCCATGTTAGCCTCCTAAAGCTGACTTACGGATTTTACTGACGGACCCTGTAGGCTCGGTCGTCTTGGTCACCTTGAGTGACTTACGACCTGACACCTCGGGAGTGGTGCTGTTTGAGTCCTCGTCTCCACCGTACTGGACACCCTTAGGTTCCTCGGTTAGCGGAGCTGGCTCAGGGACAGTCGTTGTGTCAACCTTAGGTGCTTTCATCTTAGGTGAGAAACACATAATCAATCTCCTTCTTTGAGTGCGCGCTGGCGTCCCTCCATCTCGTCAAGGACACGAGAAGCCATGTAGTGACCATACAGTACCCCGGAGATGAACTCCTCGCTGTGGCCAGCCTCACGCAGCTTACGGACCTCTGACTGATACAGGAAGTCAGCATTGTAGCGAGACTGTAGGTACTCCTTGACAGCTCGCGGTACGTCAGGAAGGTCATTAGGATTGTTAAGGATGTGCTCTATAGGTTTTAACATTTGAGTCTCCTCTTTAAGTAATCTTTAAGTAATAATCATAATGGGCACTTCCCTATAGTGCTACCTAATTAGTGCCCATGAGTTTATCACTCTGCTTTGTGCTCGACTATCTGCTTGATAATCAAGGCCAACATCCAGAGACCACGAGCGATTAAGCCCATGGTCAGGACGATAAGAATCAGCTGCCCGGTTGCCATAGAGTAATCTCCCCAGTCTCGATGTTGTACTCATCAGAACGGAGGATGCGAGCCATCTGGCCCTGCTTGATTACTTCCGCTTCGGTCATCCCTGCTTTGGCACCAATGGACTTAATGCAGTCCCAGAGCGTCTCTCCCGGCTCAGGAGAGCGTTTCACCCACTTGGTTACCTCTTGGCCCTTGTTCTTACCGGACTTCAGCACGGACGTTACAGGCTCCACAATGAAGGGTTCCTTGAGGAAGTCCTCAGCTGTATCGCCCCATCCGGGAATCCCACCGTAACCATCGGTGATGTCACCCTTGATAGTCTGGAAGAGGTGCCAGTAGTCGGCTGTCTCCTGAGTCTGTACGAGGATGTTACCAGTGGTACACCACAGGAAGTCACAGTCCGGGATGGTCTTAAAGTCCTTGTCGCAGGATACCAGCACCGCCTTCTCGTAGTTGTACACGAGAGGGTTAGACCCGATGATTCCCATCACGTCATCGCCTTCGAGCTTAGGCTCAAGGACGCACGTGTAGGTCTCAAAGACGTACTCAAGGAACTCGAAGTAACCTACAGGTTTCTTAACGACTGCGCGGTTCTCTTTGTACGTTGGGTCCACCAGCAGCTTGCGCCAGTTGACACGGTCGGTGAACGCTAGGATAACGTCTGCATTCTTCCATGCCTTCTTGCGGCCCTTATAGGACTCGATGGAGTTCTCCAGAATCTCTCTGGCCTTAGCGTGGTCACAGCAACGGTGCCAAATCTCCTCCTCCCAAGAGGCATCGAACTCAGCGGCACTCATGGCTTGGAATACCAGCCAGTCACCATCCATCACAAGGACACCCTTGGCAATCTTCTGGGTCGCCCGGTAGTCGCTGAAGGATAACAATGTGTGCTTACTCACTGGTCACCTCCTTATCACCCACCACAATTACCCTGTTGAACTCTCTTCGTGTGAACGAACCCCACCGAGTTTGGTCACCAAGTGTTACTGTCTTAGGGTTAATCTTTGTAACCACCTCACGCTCAAACGAGGTATATCCAGCCCCAACGTAGACTACGGTGTCCCCAATATTGATTGGGTGGCCGAAGTAATCCAATGGCGCACTCATAAGCAACCTCCATGGGTCTTAAGGAATTTCACTCCGGCACTGGTAATTTCCCAAGCGCCACCGTTGCGACCACTCATGGTCAGACACGAAATGTGACCACGGCTCGCAGCCTCAGCGACTAACGCAGCGTTGTTCCGTACGTAGTTCGACTGGAAGGACTTAGGGCAGCCCTTGAGGGCCGCCAGAACTTTGAGATACTCACTCACTTGGTAACCCTCACGATTGCTGGGGAGAAGCGCATACGTTTCTTCTCGTTAAACGAAAGGTCGTCATGTGCCTCTTTGACCATCGAGCGCAGACCGTGCCGGATACAATATGCAGCCGCTGCTTCAGGACCGCCAGTGAGTGCTGCCTCAAGTAGACCCAGCTTGAAGTTGTCCACCTTCTCACCCCTGGCAACCATACGTGCAATATGCAGAATGGTCTCGCTGAGGTTCTTCTCTGACTCACTGGCAATAACGCTGGTTACCTCGAAAGTAACCTTGAAACGCTTGGTAATAGCCATGATAAATCTCCTGTATTATTAGTGACATACGGCCCAGTTCGGACCCATCTTACCTTCTGTATCCAGACGGCAACGGAACTTAAAGTGTTCCCCTACGTTACGCATAGCTTGCTGCGCTATGTCAATCACCTGCTGTGCAATCTCTGGGGTCCGACAGGCCACTTGTATTTCATCGTGAACCCACGCCATGTAGGCGAAGTCGCCGTCCCAGCCGTGCTTCAACCCTGCTTTGAGAAGTAACTCTTCAGTCTCGATAATCCACAGCTTACAAATGAGCGCACCCGCTGACTGAAGCAACGTGTTAAGCGCGGCATGTGGTGACCGAACGTGTACCTTTCTTCCATCCAGTCCCTTAATCCAGCGTCGTTTCCATTTGACCTTCTGCTCTCCTGCGACCCATCTTGATGACTCGACGAGGGTCTGCTGGATTCCTTCACGCAACGCTGCGATTGCTGGGGTGTTCTCAAGGAATTTCTTCTTGAGTTCCTTTCCGCGTTCCTTACCTGCTCCCACAATCTGTCCAATCTTCTCATCGCCCGCTCCGTAAAGGAATCCGTAGATGAAGGTCTTGGCGTTATCACGTGTTGGTAACTCAGCAGCCTGTTGGTTTACTGTGTGGATGTCCCCGTTAAGAATAACGTCCGCATAAGCTCCCCCGTCGTACTTGGACATGAAGTGAGCGAGACATCGCAACTCCAGACCACTGGCGTCGATACCAGCTTGTACCCAAGGTAAACCAGTGAGGCCGTCAAGGTGATGCTCAGCACCAAAAGCAGCCCTACAAGGCTCGCCGTAAGGACTTCGCACACCCGGCACTTGTCCGAGGTTAGGGAAGCTGTGAGTCGCTCGGCCCCTAACGGCACCATTAGGATTGACTGAACCATGAATTTTACCATCCTCTTGAACGTAACGTAGCCACGCTTTGTCACCCTCAGCTGCCTGACCGATGCGCTTCTGTATCATCAGGTACTCTTTGATGAGGTCGATGCAGCGCTGCTTCTCGGGGTCTTCCACACGGACGTGCTCAAGGACCTCGTCGTCTACCTTAGGTGCACCTTTGTCGGTGAACTCTGTAGGTACCCATCCGGCTTCCTTCAGCTTGAGCGCAATGTGGTCTCGGCTACTTGGGTTGAACACAACGTGCTCTACTGGTGTATACGGAGCGCCCTCTACGTAATCCCGAGTGTCCAGCTCGCAGGGTTCACGGCCCTCACGCTGAGCTTTGTTCTTGGGCTTCTTGTAGATGCCACCCTGCTTCGGGTACTTCACTCGCGGGTATTTACCAAGAGGCTTCCCGGTGCGAGGGTGCAGGAACAACTCAGTGCCGCCCTTAGGTTGATACCAAGTCCCGAAAGTGTCGGTAAGTGTCTGAAGGAGTTCAGAACGACGACCAGCGAGTTCAACGTAGAGTTCCTCAATGGCCTTGGTGTTGAACGGGAATCCGTTGCGCTCCTGCTTAGCGAGTAACCAAGCGGCTCTGTGTTCCAACCATACAGCCTCACAAGCCTCCTCCCAGAACCTCAAGCAGTACGCGGAGGTGTATAACTCTATGGTGTTACTACCAAACAGTGGGAAGTAGTGCTTGTCGCTTAGAAGCTTCTCTAATAGCGCCTTGGTCACCACAACGTCCTGAACGTTATAGTCCATCATCGGCTCGTTGAAGCTAATCCACTCGGCACCGTCCACGTAGTCCTCTCCCTGTTCCTCAAGGAGCTTCTTGAAGTCGTCCTTGTATTCACCCTTCATCTCACCTAAGCGGTAACCCCACGCCTCCAGAGCGTGAGACCCGAAGCGCTTACCGGGTAACTTACCGGAACGCAGCAGGGCCATGTCGGAGTCCTTAATGTTCGCAAAAAGCAAACGGCTAAGTACCAACGTGTCCACTACATTCTCACGCGGCAGGTGGAACTCTCGGTTTAACTGGAGCTTGGCCAGCTTGGTTAACACTGGGGCATCGTACTTGTGACCGTTGTGGAATACGATGAGACCACCACGAGTCACCTCAGCTTCCAACGCATCGAGATACGCTGAGAAGTCCCAAGGTCGATACGATACGTACTCGTCCGTACTGTAGTCATAGATGACACCACAGTGGAACTGAGTGACTTTCTCTAAGAGGTTGTTAGCCTCGATATCGGTTACTAACATAGTGGTCTCCTGTTGCTTAACGACGCCCGATGAAATACTCACGTGGACGGATGGTCAGCTTACTCTTCTCTACAGCAAAGCTACTGTTCAGTGCTTCAATCTCTTTACGAATCTCTTCAGGTTTACGCATGGTTATGTCCTCTCAATATGTTGTGTATGATAATCATAAAGGCCACTACATATAGTAATGACCTCGAGTTTATCACTTAGCTTCTGACGCTTCAGCCAGTCGGGTTGCTGTTGAGCCTACCTCTTTACTCAGGATGGTCTCACGCACTTTGTCCTCACCGATGGCCACAGTAGCGGCTACGGCTACGGATGCCAGCAGTCGAGCCGCTTGAGTATCGTCTAGGGTCACACGCTGAGTGTGAGCACGGTTATCGCTCTTTGCCTTCCAGCGGTAGACCAGAGTGACCTTGTCGTTACGAACGTTTACGTGAACCTTGCGGCCCCACTGGTCAGCGGTGTCAGACAGCGGAATGGTATTACCGGGGAACTTAGCCATTAGAAGAACTCCTTAAGTTTCTGAGCTTTAGCTGCAACTTTAGCTGCCTCTGCGGTTGCATCCAGAGATGCCTGACGTGCCTTGTCGGCTGCTTTAGCCAGCTTAGCGGCTGCTTTCGCTTCCACCTTGGACGCTTTGTCCAGTGCCTTGGCTTCACGGATGTACAGTGCGATGACCAGACGGCCTAAAGTTTCGATAAGTTTAAACATGGTGATTCTCCTTTCAGTGGTTGCAATACGGTGACGCCCAGTCACACGCTGGGCATTGACACTTCTCAGTAGTCGTCTTCTTCGTGTCCTTCCCAGCCAGTATCTCCTTCTCCTTCATCGCCAGTATAGCTAGACGGTTCGAGGAGTCCGGTCTTTTCGTTGTACTCCATGTACCCCGCAATACCAACGCCAATGCCATTAAAGCGACACTTGAGAATACGAAGGAGGACAAGATTAGGCATGTCCCCTTGCTGATTACGCTCAAGTGCGATGATAGTATCAGAGAGTTGACGCAGAGACCCAGACCCACGCAGGTCAGTAATGGAAACAGCACGTCCTTCTTCATGAGCTTTACCTTTCTCCGGGTTCTTCAGGTGACAAATAACAATAAGTACCACTCCGGTTGACTTAGCGAACCCTTTCAGCTTGGTCATGAGTCGGTCAATCATCTTGCGCTCATTGGATTCCTCCGAGGCAGACACTACGATTGAGATGTGGTCCAGAATGATTACGTCACAGTTCAACCCTGTGCGCATGTAGTGCAGCTTGGCCAGCAGGCGGTCCACCTCAGCTTCCGCAAAGGAGTCGTAGAGATGGAACTGGTCGGTGCCATACAGCTCATCGAACCACTTATCATACGTCCCGTCTTCTATCAGCTTCTGCTTGAACTCACGAGGTTGCTGCCGTAAGCGGATTCCGTTAGCAATCCCTAGGACATCCTCCATGGTCTCCTCTACGGACTCCTCAAGCATCGCCATGCCTACCCTAAGTCCTTGCTCTCTGGCGAACCCTAGTGCCTGCTGGCGCACGAACGTTGACTTACCCATTCCTGACCCAGAAGTGACCATGATGACTTCGCCACCACGTGCGCCCAAGGTTCGGTCATTCAGTCCCGGACATCCCGAGAAAAGGTATCCCACGCTCTGTTCGCTGGTCATGGCCTCTCGCACCCGGTCCTTCATGGACATAGCACCAATCACACCATCTGGTACCCAAGGGGCCGCGTTCCATATCTGGTCTAGAACCTCCTTGCCCTTGCCCTTGAGTAAACACTCGTTGGCATCCTTCTCGGTCAGCACCGCTACGTGTACCTTACCGGGAGGGAGAACCTGAGCGGCCTCCTCAACAGCTGCCCGACCGGGGTCATCCATGTCGAACATCAGGATAATCTGGTCGAAGCTATCGAAATACTCGTAGTTTGCACTGCAAGTTTTCTTAGCGGCTGACGCACCGTGACCGAGGGAAACTACAGGCCACTTACAGTCCTGAAGTTGCATCACGGTTAACATGTCGATTTCACCCTCGGTGATGACAATCTTCTTGCCACCATTCCATAGGTGCTTACCGAACAATGCGTCCACTTTGTGGGACCCTCTGGTAGAGAAGTTCTTCTCCTTGTCCCGCAGCTTCTGAGAGACTATGGAGCCATTCTGGTCACGATAGTCGGCCACCTGATAGGCAGTCCCTCGGACCTTGGCGACCCAATAGCCAGCCTTCTGGCATGTCGCCTTTGAGATACCACGAGCGGTCAGGTCAGTGTACCGACCATCACTCTCGCCGAATACCAATAAGCCTGAACCTTGTGTATTCATCCCGTAATTCCCTCCTTTGGGTCTTCTGTTGGCAATCTCCGAGCGCTTTTGGTCATCGCCCGGTACCCACTTCTCACACACGTAGCAGTATTGGTGTCCGTCTGAGAACAGCGAGTTACCGTCAGACGACCCACAGTTTTCGCAGGGTATGTGATAAAGGAAAACACTATCTGAATCTAGCGAATTGTCCATGTAACTCTCTCCTCATCCGGTAAATCCAAGCGACAACTTCCAACATGTCCTTGGAGGTTTTGGAATACTGCTTGCCTTCCTTGAGGATTGCGCCTCGCCACGACTCATGACTAGCTTTCCACGACAGACCTTTGAGACCTGTCCTGTTGCTCTTTGAGGTTCTCATGTTCCATGAGTTCTCCTTAGGGAGTGCCAAGCGTAGGTTACTCAGGTCATCGTTGAGTGAATTGCCGTCAATGTGGTCTATGTAATACCCGTCAGGGATAGGCCCATTAGCTGCTTCCCACACGCGGATATGGCCTCTAGGGCCTTTGTGATATTGCTTATATGACTTTCTCATAAAGCCATCCCATCGACACACGACATGAAGAACGCTATGAGGAATTTCACGCCCCAAAGTCCTAGCACGCCATACGCCAACAGTGGGATTATGTCGAAGTCTTTTAACTTGTTCATGAAGTAATCTCCGTTGATGTGGTCAGTCCGGGAATCGAACCCGAATGAAGCGCAGCGCTACGCCAGTGGCACCTGAAGCCTGACCATAATTTGTACAGGATGTGCGACAACAGGGAAACGTGATTGTCTCCCTGTAGTGCTACCTAATGTTTACCCACGGTCAGAAGTGACCAGTTCACCAGTCTTTACCCAACGTTGAAGGTCGAAGCTCGGACAAGCCTTCGGAGCTACATCATGGTGCGCCATAATGACAGCCTTTGGGTAGGTCCCCTTCAGCTCGTGTAGTAATCCCTTCAGTGCGCTCATCTGGGCTGGCGTGAAGTTTGCCTCAGGGTTACCCTTGGCGTCGATACCGCCTACCAGACACACACCGACAGAAGTCGAGTTGTATCCCTTGACGTGGGAACCCACAGCGTCTTGGTCACGGCCAGCCTCAACGGTACCGTCACGACGGATGATGAAGTGATACCCTACGTCGAGCCAGCCCTGCTCTTTGTGCCACTGGCGAATCTCACGGACACCTACGTCCATGGTTGCCTTGGTGGCGGAACAGTGAACGAAAATCTGAGAGGTCTCCTGTCGCTTAGTGAATTGAACCTTAGCCATACTACTTTGCTCCTTTCTTCTGTTTGAACTTGCCGAACGGTACATCACGCTTCGGCTCCTTCAGCCAGTCTACGGGAATCAATTTGTCGGCAAACAAGATGTTATGCTTTTCGCACCACTCAGCGTAACTGGTGGGCGACCCTTTGTAAATCTTAGTGCGACTCGAAGAGAACACTAACCGGATGTCTAACTCCGGGTATTGCTCACGAATCAGTAGGTGCTTCTTGCGGTCCTCGGCTTCCCAGAGACCCTTAGTCTCCACGAAGATACCGTTAGGCAGCAAGAAGTCTGGAGTGTAAAGGTGGTCACTCGCAGGAATAACGTAAGGGATGCGCCACAATTCGTAGTCGAACGTGACGCCCTTTGATTCTAACTGCTTGGACACCTTGTCCTCAAGGCCAGACCGGAAGGCACCCACCTTCCGAATCCCTTTGGCCCCATAGCCAGCCATTAGAAGTCATCGTCTTCGTCGGCTTCACCCTCGTCAGCTTCCTCACCAGACCAGTCTTCCAGGTCTTCCTGAGGTTTACGGCTGCGGGGTTCGTCAGCTTCGTAACCTCCTTCTACGGCTTCGTCAGCCCAGTCGTCTTCTCCACCACCAAAGGTAGCCAGTTCGACCAGCATCACGCCTTCCAGCTGCAATTTAACGGAAGCGCCCGTCGCCGCAGACCAGCCGTACGGTACCAGAGAGAAGCGAATCTTCACTTTGGAACCGCCGCCGATAATCGGAACGTCCTGAATGCGCTTGCCCTTCGCGTCTACTACGCCCAGAACAATCTTCTTGGTCTCGCCAGTCTTCTTGTCCTCGTACGAACCGTAGCACTTGAAGTTGAACGTGGTGGTTCCATCACCATTGTCGAAGAACGGCATGTCACCTTCGTACGGCTTCAGAGGTTTCTTGCCCTTCTGAACCTTAGGCGGGTTCGCTTCGTGCGCTTCCAGACGGGCCGCGTAGTTTTCCTCATGGGTCTTAACGATGAGGTCTACCAGCTCCTGACAGTCTTCGTTCTTGAACGTTACGGAACCTTTGTAGGTACCGCGTGGGTTCTCAAAACCCTCACCGCCATAGTCCGGCTTGTTGAAGTAAGCATACGGCTCACAGGTACCAATCTTGGTGGTATAAATCTTCTTCTTCTTAGCGAATGCCATGATGAATCTCCTTTAAGTTTAAACAGTAAGAGGGACAGCCTGTGTCCCTATAGTGCTACCTAATGACTATCTGGGCGTACCCGAGTCACTTGACCTAACTCTTCGTACTCCGCCTCGGCAACTTCGAGGGCCTCCTCAAGAGACCCCGCGTGTACCGGGAGTTCGTACGATGCGTTAGCTGTCTCGACCGTTACGACGAACTTTTGCATCTTCTCGCTCCTTCCACATGTTATACAGGGTGATGTACGCAGGGTCGAGCGTCTTCTCGTACATCGCTCGGCACCAGTCACTCGGCGTCATAACACAGACCCTTGTGCTTGGTGTACAGCTCCAGATAGAAAGTGGCCTTCGCCATGTCTTTCTCTAAGGTAGCCAGCTCGGACTTCTTCCCGGCCCGAAGGCGGTACTTGAGGATGTTCCCGAGGCAGTACCCCTTGAACATCTCTTGGGTCATGCTGCGAGCAATCACCTCAATGGCCTCGACGCCTTCGAACAGCTGGTAGTGACTTGGCTGCTTAACGCCGTCGTCTACAGTCGGTCGTTTAACTGGTGCAGGCTTAGCACCGCAGTCGCACGCCCCAAATGATAATACCGAGCGGCAGTGGCTTGCGTGTAGGGTGATGTATGGTTCCGCCTTATTCATTAACCACCTCCTTGATACGCTCCCAGAACAGGCGCAGGCGTGGCCACTTGGTCACCACAACGGGTACGAAAGGACGGCTCTTAGTCTGAGCCAATTCGTAGAGACCGCGAGTTACCAAGATGTGCACGCTTGGTGCCAGCTTGAAGGTATCGCCAATGAGTGGAATCTTACCGTGGCGCTCAGAGGCTGCTACAGTGCTGCGGTCTTCCCGGCGAACCGAGAAGATACCGTTGGATTTATTGAAGTGTAAGCGCATGGTTTATGCTCCTTTAGGTGGCTCGTCGTTCATTGACCACACGAGGGCGGCCAGTAAGAACACTACGATTAGAATCAGATTGATGGACATATTGTTGTCTCCTATAGTGCTACCTAATTACATCTTGATAGTTGGGTCAGACTCAGTACCACGCCATCTGTCGAACGATGGGTGACGCAGAGAGCCATCTGGAGTTTCCTCCATGTACTTGATTTGGCACGCCCAGCCCTCGTAAGGGTTGACCGGACAGTCTACTGTGAAATGTGTCTTAGCGTTGGTTGTGAACTCTTCCATAAGTGCCTGAGAGATGTTGTTAGCGGATACCACGCGACCGGACTCAAGGAGAACCTCGAAGCCAATCACCTTGCCCTCGTTGGCGAGACCGGGAGTTCCCCAGTTGAGTCCCACAACGACACCGTCGGCCTCGTTCTCTGGCTTCAGCTTCCACCATCCAGACTTCTTGCCGCGCTTATAGATACCGCGAGGGTCCTTAACCACCAGACCTTCGTGACCTTCTTCTCGTTTCTGTCGATACAGCGCATCGAGTTCGTCCATGTCGTAAACTTCATGGGACTCCGAGAGGCACCACTCGACTTCAGGGAAGTGGTCTTGCAGGACTGGTGAGGCTACCTTGACGTGCTCAAGGCGGAGGAGGGTCATCACGTTGTAGTCATCACCGGACTCGATAATGTCAAGCGGAATGATGTCGTAGAGGACAACTTTGAGTTGCTTGGTGTCTAACCTGAACTGGGCCTTATGCTTCATGCCCTTCTCCCATGGGTGAGATTTGTCGCTGTACTTGAAGTTAGTACCCTTCAGCCACTTGGTGCGCAGCAGGCCGGACCCGGTATTGAAGTCCACGCCCTTGACCATTAGTTCACCATCAAGCATGAAGCCATCAGGGAAAATCCAGCGGTCATCTTTCAGTAATTTCTGCCAGCGCTGGTCGAAACCGTTGAGGTGCTCAAGAGCCGGAATGGTCTTGGAGACCCGGCTGAGCCACGCTGAATTGGCTGTGTTGTCTACGCAAATGTTCCCGCGTACACCATCGTGCTTGGTGTCTGCGATGAGGTAACCAGAAGTCTCCAGTGCCTTCTCGATAGCAGAGCGTACGTACGAAACGGCCTTATATGGATTAGTCTTAATGTTCATCATGATGATGTCTCCGAAGTGTAGTGTTCATTTAGTGTGCAATAAGCAATCATAAAGGCCACCGGAATCCGATGACCTTGAGTCTGCCTATAGTGCTACCTAATCATTTCCAACTTGAGTAGTCGGCTAGGAGTTTTGACAGCCAGTCTGACGCTGAGTCAATTGACCATCGACTGAAGGTCTTCTCTACTAAGCATTGACCACCATAGAGGCGCGGCTCGTGCACCGAGAGTGTAACACCTTGTGTGCTCCAGTCTTGAGTCATAATGACCGTCAACCCAGTGTCTTCAAAAAGTCGGCGCTCTGAGTGGCCTAAGCGAGACCACTGCGATGTGCTTCCGTCGAACAGCCATTTAGTTTGCTCAGCCATTTGTTACGCTCCTACGAAGTATTTCTCTTGGTTAACAACGCTGTCGCCCTTTGCATTACGGAAGGAACCCTTCACGCCACCACCGCGTTTCGTCTTGTTCAGCTTGCGGCCCTTAGGGATATAACCCTCGGTCTGCTGACGTTCACGGCTGCGCTCGAAGTTGATTGTGTTCTGATACATAGTGTTGCTCCTGTGTATTGGTGTTAGGGACATTCATGAAGGCCACCAGATGATGACCTTGAGTATGTTCCTGTAGTGCTACCTAATTACCGGAGACCTTACGCAAACGCAAAGTCAGACTCTAAGATATCGCGCAGATTCAGGTCACCTTTGGTCGGGACCGCAGGCATTTTGTCCAGTTGATACTCATGCAGCTGGTCAGCGAACTGGTCGTAGAAGTCAGCGATTACATCGTTATCCTCGTAGGTCTTGACCATCGTCTCACGGACTGCCTTAAATAGCTTCCCGGCGTCTGCCGGAATGGTCCCGAAGGAGTCGTGAATGAGTGCGAAGGAGTCAATCCCGTAGACCTCGTTGGCGTGCACTACGGTCATGCGCAGGTGACTACCGTCCTGTGAGTGCACAAAGTTAGGAGCGATACCTGACTCCTGCTTATGTGCGTCAATCTCTTTGGCTTCCCCTTTGTTGTACGTCATGAACACGTTGGCCTGACCTAAGAACGTCAGCTTCAGGCGCGCTTGGTCTCGCTTGTGGTATTCCTGCCACACCGGGAAGCCGTCTGGTGTTACCCAGTGGATTGCGCAGCGCTTACGGAGCACCTCTTTGGTCTTCTTGTCCTTGACTTCGGCGGCCAGTAGCTTAGCGGCAGACTTCAACCAGTTCATAGCCTCGACAGCGGCCACTACGGTCACGGTCACAGCGTCCCAAATCAGCTTAGCCATGTAGCCAGCCGCTTGGTTAGGGTGGGTGAACATCAGGCCCTCGCCGTTGTCAATAGCTGGCTGAATGGTGTCCTCAAGAACTTGCTGGCGGAAGCCAAACTCCTTGGAACCATACGCCAACGTCATGACAGAACGCTTGGTTACCTTGCGGGTAACACCATATTGCAGCCACTGCGCAGCCAGTACGGACTCACCCAGCGTTACCTTCTCGCGGAACTCACCTGTCTCCTTGTCGGCAATCTGCTCGACCACCGTCTGAGACCCGTTGACAGCGTGCTGCTGGAGCACCTCGTTAACCTTGTCGGCAACAATCTTGTAGATATCCTGCACGGTATCAGAAGGCAGTAGGTTAACAGCACGGCCACCGATGGAATCGCGGAGCATTGCGCTGAAGTGTTGAATCCCGGAGCAAGACCCATCGAACGCCAGTGGTAACGAGCAGTTGTAATTCAGGCCATGGTGTTTAACTCCTGCGTACTCAAAGCAGAACGCTAGGAAGCAGAACGGCGAATCCTGCTGGGTCCACCAAGTGTTATTCAGCGGGTCGGCTGCGCTCGCCAGAATGTTACCCTCGTTCTCTTCAATGAACTTGATGCGCTCAGGGAAGGGAACCTTATCGACGCCCGCACAGTTTGCACCGTGAATCTTCAGCCAGTAGAACCCGTCGAGACCGATTGGCTTACCTTTGGCCAGCGTTAGCATACCCTTGGTCATGTCGTTACCCTGTGGGTTAAACATACTCACAGCGTACACACGCCCGCGCCAGTCCATATTGTATGGGAACCAGATGGCCTTGTGGTTAGCGAACTTGTTGGCCTGTGCTACCATGAACTCCATTGACAAACGGCGAGACTGGCGGGCCTTGTCCTTACGGTAGACCGCTGCTGCCTCCTTGCGCCATGCCTTACGTGCCACCTCGTTGGTATCGATATCGTCCGGGCGTGGTGGTAATTCTTCGCGCTCAATCGCCGGGACGTCACCCACCGGGCAATGCTTCCAGTTTACAATCTCGTTAACTACCGCCAGCACCTTCTTGTTCACCTTCCACGGTGTGTTTTGCGCTAGGTTGACCGCTTTGTACACCTCTGGCATGTGCACGTCTGCGTAGCGGCGCAGTGCCTTCTTGGAGTGGGTACGAACCAGTGCCAGCGGGCGACGACCGACTGACCAGTAGCCACCGCCTACGGTCTCCACCCAAGGTTTCGGAGGGACTACGCACGGCTGGTGCATCGGGCTGATACCTGCGAGTGCTCCCGCTCGTTTGCTCAGGAGTTCCACAAAGGCCGGAGCCAGCTGGACCATCTGCATACTGGTCACATCATCGGAGCCATCGGCCATCTTGTTCTTGGTCATTTCCACCAGACCAGTCCCCTCAATAAGTAGCTCCAGCAGCTTGGTCCCTACGTGCATCTGCTCGTCAGTTTTCCAGCTCGCCCAGTTGTCGCCGCCCAGCATCCCTTTGGATATCATATCGGCCTCGACTACCTGCATGAAAGCCTTCTTGTACACGTGGCCTACTCGCTTGTCCAGCTGGTCCGCTACGTTCTTCTTGAAGTATGCGGCTTCCTGCTCACGGATACGACCGAAGCGGGCCTCATCCTCAAGGGCCTTGCCTAACTGTGAGGACACCTGCTGGATTGTGGCCTTTGAGGCGTCTGTGAGCGTCCCTAAGACGACCTTGATGGTTAGCAGTGCGATTGCCTCACTGGACACTCCGCGCTTCTCTTTGAGCACCTCAGCGCCCATACTAAGGGCCAACTCAGAGGGAACACCGTGCTTAATCGGGTAGTACGCGCGAGGCTTCTTACCGCGTGCGCTTGCTTGCTCCTCCTTCCAGTCGTCAATGCGCTTGGTCAGCTGCGGGTGCAACGTTAGGACCAGCGGTTTAGCGGCCACGTTGTCAGCGAACTCGCCAGCTTTCACCTGACGTTCTAACATCTTCAGGAAACGCTGCTCACCCAGCTCGTACGCTTCGTGCTCAAGTGCCAGCTGTTCACGTGCCAGCTTGTCCCCATAGTGCTCGCTGAGGATATTATACGGGATAGCGGCTAGTTCAATCTCTGAGAAGTCATTACGTGCAATGTTTAATGCGTTCATTGTGTGCCTCTTTGTGAATAAAGTTTATCTATTGGTGCCTCGTATCGGAGACACCTAAGATACACCTTGTTAGCCCATGAGTCTACCCTGAAGGTAGTTGTCCACCGGAAGGCCCCTACCCTGCTGTATGGCGAGACCGTCGCAGGCCATCCATGCGTGTACTCGCTGCTCGATTTTCACTAGGTCATACTTTAGGGCCTCAGCGTTAATACGCTCGCGCTCCTTACGCCACCTAGCGTGCGCCTTACGGTGTGCTCGACGCTCCTTATTGGCCTTACGCCGTGCGATGCGCAGCTCTCCGTTCGGGTCACGCTTAGCCTTGTTGCGCTTGCAGCGTTCAATCATCTTGTCGTGCGCTATCTGCTCAATCTCAGCAATTAGCTCCTCAGGTTCCAGCGAGAAAGGCTCACGGTCCCGGTCCGCTGAGAATGACACCGGGTCGGTAATCACTGGCTTGTCATCCTTGGTGAACATGATGTTACCGCTGTGCATATCAAAGGACGCAATACCGTAGAAGAACTTGTTAATCAATTGGCACGTCTCGACGAAGGGTAATTCCTTCTCTGCACCGTCAACATCGCCCAGCTCTGCACCAGAGTTCTCCACAAAGTAGCTCGCAAGGTCTGCGTAGTGGTCGTGCTTATCGTTCTCGAAGCGTTGACAAGGCTCAAGCTCATCCAGTACCACCGTATAGCAGCCAGCGTGACGCGCTACGTGATAGACGTTAGGAATCCCTACCCGACCTTGGTGCATCCGGCAGAAAGCCACGTAGGCAGCCCCTGAGTCCTCTTTCTTAAAGCCCACCTTAATGACCCTACCCGGTAGCAGCTCGTGCTTAAACGCTGCGCTGAAGTGCCCATTGCCCAGTAGGTTAAACCCGGCGTCCTTGGCTTTAATCCTCAAGGTTTGCCAATAGTCCTGACGCTCAAGACCCCAATCGCTGTCCGTATCGTGACCATCGGACGTCTCGTAGTTCACAATGTCCGCGATGAGTGCTACCAGCAGCGGCTGGCGCTTGTCGAGTTCACAGATTGGTAGGTTACGGATGACGTCTAAGCGTTCTTGCATATCGGTGTAGTTCATTTGGTTGTTTCCTTATGGTGCTTGTGTTAGTGGTTTAGTTGGTTGCTACTCGTTTCCAGCCTATAGGTGACCGTATGTAGCCGTCTGGTATCCGCTGAGGGTGATACAACTCCGTGTATACTTGTTGCATTACCCATTTACGCTGCCTAGCTGGTAATCTTCCAGCCCTTGCCGCGAGTAACCTCTTTGTCCACTTCTCGCCGGACCCGTATGCCATCACCATCCGTGCAATCTTGAAGGCTTTCTTCAGGTTAGTGCGTTGCGACATAGAATATCCCCACCTTGTTTGCCTTAAAGCGGCCATTTGGTAGCCGTACAGTAAAGCGAGGCAAGAAGCCCCACTTCAGGTAACTGAATGATGCTTTGTGTACCTTAAGACCCTTGCGAAAATCCCGCACAAAGTACAGGACAATCAGGGCGTACACAAAGAGTATAAAGAGTGTTAACACAGGTTAGTAACCTCCTGTCAACGTGATGGTTAAACTACTTGCGTCCGCTTTGAACGTTAGGCCCCGCATTATGAGACCCGCAACGCAATCCAGTAGTGAATCGAGGTTAGGGCATTCGATTGTCATTATACATTACCTTACGTGTACGATAAGTTTGTGCCAGCTTGGCCATATAGTAGCCGTGCCATGCGTTCATGTCTTCAGGTGACTGGTTGACACACATCAGGGCCACCTTCATGGCCTTGCGAGTGCTCTTGAGGTCCTGCTGCGTGATTCCGTAGTGCTTCATTAGTCATTCCACCCAGCGCAAGTTGATTGATGTACGACGCATGATTGATAATCCTCCTGAGCTAGTACCACGTTGGCCCAGTGTTTTACCTGCTTACCGTATCGCACAGTGTAGGTACTCCCCATTTTACCGTGCGGGTACTCCCGTAGTGTTACAGTGTATTGCCCTGTTATTTTGGATATCGCTAGTAGCTTACTCATTACACCACCTCCCAGTATTGCCCGTTGATGACCGAGTAGCATTCGCCCTTAGGCTCATCCACTTGTTGCAGCGTACCACCTAAGGCCACCTCTTTCAAGCATGGATATACCATCGGATATTCGCCATTGTCCTCGATAGACCATAGGGAGGCCGTGTGAGTCTGTGAGTTCACCACCAGTACAGCGTCTTGATGGTAGGTCTTACATGCCAGCCACGCCAGTTCAGCCGCTTGCTTGATGGTGCATTCCACCTTAAGCGTACGCTCTTGCGTTGCCTCAGGCATACCAGCCTCCTTAAAGCATCCCTGTACATGCTCATCACGAATGTTTCCGTACGCTCCCGGATAGGTCTTAATGGTGCGAATGAGGCCCTTGAGTACCTTCTCATTAACTTCGAGTGACTCGTACCCACGGTAAGCGGTAACGAATACAAATACTTTGTTGGCTGGTTCTTTCGTGTAAATCATGATGTATATCCTTCAGTTGGTTAGTGGTTATCATGGTGGCTACTCTCAGGGTGACAGGACGTACCTTGTCAGAGACCTGAATGTAACCACTAGTTAAACACTAAGTTATGAGTGATGTACATGTCAGCTAATCCATATTGTTAAAGAGCGGTACTGCTAGTTACTTCGTGAATCTGTGGTGCATCTTACTACTTGTTCATCGTTGAGTCAACCATTTTCGTATGTCCGGTTGATGACTACTTGAGACCCTTCAGCATCTATCTGGTAACTCGGAGTATGCCAGTAGTTGGTAGCGTTGTGTCTCTCAACTGGTAGCCATTAGACCATAGCCGTTACCTAATGTCAATACCCTAAGTTAAACTTTATGTAGACCTATAGTGATAGTGTTCTTTATGGTGATGGTCTCATAGTAATACTTTAAGTGTCTCCCTATAGTGATACCTAATTGGTTGGTGTATTGACAATGACTACCCAATAGTCTTATAGTGACGACTCACCGATACCTCTTGTCCCGCTCTCAGTGTCTCAGGGACTGCTAAACGAGATACTTAATGATGCTCTTAATGTGACCTACTAACAGTCACTGCTAAACGTTAGTCACACGGTGAACCTTAGATATATGGTCTCAGGTATTACCTCAGGTGGATACCTCTGGAGGTCCTAAGGTGTGACTTAAAGAGGCCCAACAGATAGGGACACATAGACACCAACATATAGTATCCCAATGCCCCACTCACCACAACATATAGTATCACCTAAGGATTCCCATCAGTCCCACCTAAGGTTAAACCGAAGGTTTAGGGGGTGGCCTATGGTTACTTTGGGTGAACTGGAGGGTACCGGGGGATAACCAAAAGTTTAAACTGTGAGATGTGCACTCAGAACTTTGTGTAAAATTCTTAAAGGTAACCTCAGGTAGTCCTCAGGTCAGTGCATAGACCCGTAGGTAGACCCAGTGAATCACCTAAGGTTAACTTTAAGTATTGACTATAGAGGGATGGAGTGGTGTATGCTGATAAGCATCACTACGGAATCCCTAGCGCGTCAGGAAGACCCTAATCGCTACAAGTGAGTAGAGAGCACACGAGAGTCTCCAGTCCACCGAGTTGTTGCTGAGTAACCAGTGAAGCCCCAAGGGCACCAGCAAGTACCAACAGAAACCGCCAAGTAGTCCTATGGCGCAGTAAGGTTAACAATAAGCGCATAGGTCCTCCTTGTGTTAGCTCTTAGTGTCTTATAGTTAGAGGGTGATATTATCATTACTACCCTCTCATAGAGGAGACCTGTAGTGCATAACTATATGAATGAAACTTTAAGTAGTCTTATAGTAAGTCTTTAGGGGTCTCTCCCTATAGTGCTACCTAATTCCAAGTGTCTGTTATGCCTGAAGTTTTCCTGAAGTGGCCTTCCGTGGCCTAATGAATCCTTATGCACAATCCCTGCATAATCACCATGCGATGAACATAGCGTCATCACCATCGTCTTCCCATCGGATGTCCACACCGTTGCTGCTGGTGGCCCGGAACTGGGAGATGTTACTCAGGGGCTTCTCCATGTGGTGCTCCAAGAACTCCTGAAGCACCTCAGCCTCTATCTTCACAGCGTCCTGCTGCATCGTAGAGCGTAGGAACTCGACACCCAATGCTAACGCATCAAGTCGGTCATCGTGTGCCACAGCGCCCTTCTCACGGCTCATACGGGTCATCTGGTAGAACAGGCTGTACTTCAGAGCGTGCTTACCGTCTGCGTCACGTGCCGTCTGGTAGTCCTGTCGGATAACCTCGTCACGGATTACCAAGCGGTGACTTGCCAGTACAGGCTCAAGAGTATCGCAGATGCGGACCTCTTTCATACCACGAGCACGAATCTCTTCTAGTTGCGCCGGGTGGTGCTTCAGGAGCACAGGCTGGAACACGTTACCGAACATACCGTCACCGAAGTTACTCTCGAAGACCACAGTCTGTACCTGCCACTGTTTGGCCTTCTTAGCGAGGAACTCAAGGGACTTCTCTTCATAACCACGAGTACCACCAGCGTCCATCAGGTAGATGTAACCGTTGAGGGTGTACAGTACGCACCAGCCAGTCTCATCCTTACCACGACCGCTGGGGTCAATGACCAGAATCTTACCCTGATACGCACCAGTGTTACTGGAGGCTGTATGGAAGGAGTAAATCTCGTCACCCTTCATGCCCACGTTAGGAAGCTCCTCATTGCGGTTCTGACGGTTCGGCAGCCATTGGTAGTGCATTGGGGCCTTGTCCATCTGTAGACCACACACGATAGCGTCACGGAGGCGTAGCGGGTACTTCTCGGCGTCACTGAGGTTCGGGTTGAGCATGAACTGAAGCGTATAGCCAGCCTTGCCGTATTCCACCTCACGTTCCTGAAGGTCCATAGAGTCGAATCGAACCGGGTCGGTAGGTTGGCTACTTAGACCCTCTTTGTCCTCATCGTACTCACTACGGAGCATCGGGGCCAGACGGTCGCCATAGTACAGGTCTTCCTCTTTGGAGCGAGGATACTGTGCTGGCCAGATGATGGTGGAGTACCCACGGTTGTCCTCAAGTTCCTTGTAGAGCGTCATCTCGGTCTGAGGGGTGCCCAGATAGATAACACGGCTAGTCGGCAGCGGTTTCAACAGTGCAGCGAACTCCTGAACCAACGTCCAGAGTTTCTCACGGGCACCCTGTGTTGCAGAGTTACCCGGAATCTCCACGTCATCCGCAATGATGATATCGGCACGGCTACCAGTAAGCTGACCCGTAATACCCACAGACTTAACCGACGGGCTGTGGTCTGGCTTGGCAGGGCCTACATCAAAGCTAATCACGGAGTCACGCTGACCGGGGCGAGGCTTAAGCTCACTCAGGAAAGGCAACAAGTCGATGATATTCTTGATGAAGATGGAGTTAGCGTCCGCACGTTCCTTTGAGGCTGAGACAATCAGTATCTTTAACTGAGGGTCTCTCCACAGGGTCCACACAACGAACGCACATGTGATGAATGACTTCCCGATACCACGGAAAGCCTGAAGGATAAACTTCTTGTTCTTTGGGTTCGCCAGACACTTGGCCATGTCGATTTGACACTTGGTTGGTTCCGGCAGGTTCAGGGCCTTCCAGAGCACGAAGAGAAAGGCGACAAAGTCACCCTTCAGTTGCGCAATGATTAAGGCGTTCTTGGCTTGCTGAGAGTTACTCAATGTTCACCTCCTTTCCGCTGTAGCTTACGAATAGTGTCCTGTAGGGCCTTCTCTTTGAGGTCGGCCTTCTGGGTTATTGCGATAAGACTTCGAGCAGTTGCTTCGTGTAGTTCGACGGAACCATCAACGAGGCATCGACCGTCTGGTCCTGCGGTGACACTGGTAGGTTTGACTTTGACGCGCAGCCGCTTATTGTCGCTACGCAAATCAGCAATAATCCTATCAGTGCTGCCCTCCAGCCCCTCAAGGTCTGCTTGGTACTTAGCCGATACTGCGTCAATCGCTTTCTGAGTTTCAGCTCTAGCCGTTTGCTTCTTAACGTACTCATTCTGTACTTCCTCCTTCCATTTGGCGTCCGTAGACTGTGACCCCAAGTGCCACCCGAAGGCAAACACCATGATAGCCACAAGATACGGGACGATTCTCTTTGTGAACTCCAGCATAATGCCTCCCGTTGTTTCTCAGATTTCACGTAGGAACGCCTAGCGTAGTGCAATGACATCCATAAAGGCACTACATGTAGTAGTACCTTGAGTATATCACTGTAGGGTGAACTTATCGTCGTCTGTAAGACCATCGGCACCCACCTTGGAGTTATAAGCCTCCAGACCCTCAGCCAGTCCGCCCAAGATGTTAACGTCAGGGGTCAGCTTAGAGATTTGGAACTTATGTCGCTCCAGTAGTTTACCAATGGCGTTGTACAGCTGAGGGGTTCGCTTCTCTGGATTCTTCAGGTCCATGAGCATCTGCTGAGCCATCTCAGTGTCTAACATTTCGAGGAACTTAATCAGGTCCATATGTTACTCCTTATTAGCTTTCTTCCAGTCAATGATTTTATCGACTACCTTGGCACCAATCTGAACCACTGTGTAGGCGATTGCCGCGACGTAGAACCACTCGTTGAGTGAGAGGCCCCAGAAGAGCCTCGCTACGCCATCAGCCCCAGCGACCCCCGCAATGGGAGCCGCCC